ATACCGGGGAATCGTGTGCTGAGTCCAGCAGCTGGTACTATGATTTCCATGTGTTTCTAATCGCCTCTAAAATAAATTTTTGTTCCACACTGTTTTCGTCACAGTAACGATAAACACGCATGAGCATCAAAATCAGCAAGGCCGGATTCTCCGCATCTGGCCATTGTTGCAGTATACCTTGTCTAATGTATTGTAATTTTTGATCAAGATCCGCAGGCTGATTTCTCAAGAACCATCTACATTCAACGTCCTGTCTAAGTTTGCAAATATCAAAGATATAACTATCCCAGATACCACTCTGCGCATCAATGAGATAAAACCCCTTGGTAGGATGCCATAGTATGTTTTCAAGTGTGAGATCGCCGTGATAATAGCTTTTAGATATTCTAGTGGGCACAGACAGTAGCAGTTGTTCAGCAGTAAATGGCATGACATCAAGATCTACCATTTCTAGAAACTTCTGCACTGTGGATTGATAATTTACAGTTTCTACAATCATAGTGAACTTTGTTATAACCGTTTTTAAAAAGTCTAACAATGGTTCAGGATCATGATCCAATAGGTAAGTGCGCATGTCAACGCCATCAATATACTCCATGTCTATGGTATCATCAAACACATGATATATCTCTGGCATGGGAATTGACGGCAGACTTTTTGTCAACACAGTATACCTATCAAGATTTCTTGCGATATCGCCCTGTTTGCGCACAAACAAACGGCCGTGCTTGTTCATCAAGAAAATCTTGCTGCCACTGTGTCCGTGAAACTGTTTGACAATACGTGCTGCCATTATTTGATAGCCACTACTCTTGAATCAATACTGCTTTTACCAAATTGGTTGGGTTGTACTTCTGTGCGAGAAAAACCTGCTTCTTGAAACAGACGACACATGGATTCTGCACTGTAACCCCACTTGTGTAACATGGTAGGATCAGGATACCTTGCTGAGTCTCCATAGATTCCTGACAGTGTTCGTTTGGTCAGCCGTTTGTCTGTGGTCCAAAAACAGTCAGGGTACTTGAGTACTTCTTGACACATTTTCAATAGATCTGGCCATTCCATGGCAACAGAGCCACCAGGACGGCATATTCTGTAGAACTCACGGAACATGGGCATCACATACTGCCGACTGAGATGTTCTATTACATGCACTGTGAGTATTTCATCCACGGTGTTGTCCGCTAGTTCAAATGGCTTGGTTATGTCTTGTATAATAACTTCTGGATCATGACTCATGTATTCGCCATCAACATTGATCCAGCCGGCAAGTTTTACACTGCCACAGCCAAGGTGTAAGCGCACAGGTCCATTGCAGTTATCAACAGCTTGTTTCAGCATCTTTTTTAGTCCCCAACATCATTACCAATAGATATGGTATATATTTCTTTTGACTTCCGTCATCATTGGTGTGCATGATAGTCCATTTGCTATCTCTGCCAATCTCACCGGGGTTGACCCAACGAATGTCTCCACCTTGCTCGCCAGCATAAGCAAAGTTACTCCAGGTAAATTCAGGGTAAAGCGACTCAATGCCACGATGACTAAATCTAAAATAATCATCAGGATACGCATGATATCGCCAGGCCCAGGGCACACTGATAAACAGTTGTCCTCCGGGTCGGACCACTTCGGTTATTTTTTCTGCCATGACCCATGGCTTGGTAACATGCTCCATGACACTACAACACAACACCAAATCAAATGCATTTTTTGGTAATGTGTTTTCATCCGCGGTTAGATCGCAGACATAGTCAACATCCGGTCCTGCTTCCAGATCAGTGCCAAAATACTGTACAGGATCATTGTGTAAACAGTTGTCACAGGGTTCGGTAAAAAACTTTTTGAATCCTGTGGCGTTGAATCTTGCACCAACTTCTAGGATTGAACCGTTGATTTTGCCCACGGTTTTCTTGATATACAACAGATCATTTGGACTACCCACGCATCACTCCTAGCCACTGTTTTGCTATTGCTGCTGGACTATAATTTTCAATAGTATACTGTTGTCCGGCTTGAATCTTTTCTAGAGTCTTGCCAGGATGTTCTCTAGCCCAGCGGATGCCTTGCATCGCATCTTGTTGCCAGGTCCATGCATCAAATTCCACGTAACTTGCCAAGGGTGTGGTGATAACAAATTTGCCGCTGATTAATCCATCAATCAATCTATTGGCGCTTTTGGTATCAGTTCTATAGTTGGTATGCACCACTGGAATCAACACAATATCAGTAGAAGCCAAAAGCTGACCTTGCAACTGCCAATCCCATTCTAAAAAATGTAGTCTGTTGAAGTTAACGCCTGAAAAAGCACCACGCTGTTGACGCTCCTGCATTTTGTGTTTGATGCGATCAGCCTTGGCAGTGACCATGGTGAATTGATAGTTTTTGATTTGAGATTCCAACTGTTGCCAAAGTTCAACCCAGGGCACAAATTTCAAACTGGCACTACTACCAAACCATAAAAGATTAATGTCAGTGCCCGGAGCGAATCTAGGCTCTAACACTGGACGTTCTGCTGGATCAGGAATCACTGTGCTGTCTCTGCCAGTGGTTTGTTTTACACTTATGCCCATCTGTTCGCTGTTGACCGTGATAGCATCAGCCGCAGCACAACAGGGTTCGTATTCTTGTTTTTCGTCAAACTTGTTGTCACAGAGATCGTATATGGTATGGGCGCCACGTTGCTTGGCTTCTAGTATGTCTGTGGGCTGCGAGTTTTTTAAAAACACCACAGTGGTTGTAGAATCAACTCCTTCAAGACTACGACCACAGCTGGCATCATATCCCATGCTGGCCAAGGTATTGGCCATGAGCTCGCCGCGTAGTCTATGGCTAGCACGCTTGGTTTTGAATCTACTACTAAAAAATACAATTTTCATTTGCTGTCCTTTTGCCGCTTAGTATCCCATGATCCAATCGTCTTTGACTTGATCCAGTCTCTTCATACCAAACTGACGCAGTAGATCAATGGCCGCATGTTGATTGTCACTGTAGGTACCATGTGGTTTTTGTTCTACCACCACAATGGGCCTAGAGCCGCGTATGGTCTGTTCTGCGCCTTGTATGATTTTGTACTCAAATCCTTCGCAGTCTATTTTGATATAGTCAATGCCAGTGATATTAAGATCATCCAAGCGACGCACTGGCACTGTGCCTTGGCCAAAGCTAGCAGGATCAACATGTGTGTGTCCCATGTTTTGTTCTGTAATAATCATATTGACCATGGTGTTTTCATCACCCAGTGCTATGGGCTGCACTTCAAAATTATTCTTGGTCACGTTGCGCAGCAGACATTCTCTAAACAGTTCCACTGGCTCAAACGCTATCACATGACGGAACCTGTCGCAAAGATCTTTACTCCATAGGCCAACATTGGCACCAATGTCCAAGGCCAGGTCAAATTTCTTTAGGTAGTTGAAACTGCGATCTCGCACTTGATATTGATAACGTACTGGTCCACCTTTGGCCACACTTTTGTCCAGCATTTTTTGAAAATGTGTTTCTCCATCGGGAAACCACCAACCTCTGTGTTCTTTCATTTTGGCCACTCTTGTCTAATAATTGCTTCGGCTGTGCCATTGCCCAGCTCGTTGTTGTGAAACTGCCCATAGGCCAGATGTCTACACCAGGCCTGCACAAGATCCGGATCTGGAAACCATGGATCGTCAATTTTACCAAGATCTCTGTTGCCCACTGGCAATGCCGCACTCACTGGTGCTGCTATGAAAACAGGTACACCACACAACACTGCTTCAACTGCGGCGTTGCTGTTGTATGTAACAACCGCATGTACATCTTGCAGTGCTGTACTGAAATCATTGGCAAGTCTCCGTTGACGATTTGGATCTCTTTGACGTATTTCCACAGGACGATCAGTGTGTTGTTTGATCTTGTTAATGGTATCATCAAGCCATTGCTGTAATTCAATGCCGTAGACCTGACAGGGTTTGACATCTGGCGCAGCAATTAATATTTTGCTGCCTGTTTTTTTGCGTGGTTCTGGACGGATACCTAGCTTCTCCCATCTATCTGCTGGACGTTCAATGATGTCACTGTGCTGTATGTTGTCAGGTACCACACGATGCCAAACCTTCCAACCATGAGGATTCAGTGGGTTAGGTCTGTTGCCAAAGTATCCTGTGTCCATGTACAGGAATGGTCTACCATCTGCCCAGCAACGTTTGTAGATCTTGTGTTTTAATATACCGCGTAAGACCAAGGGATCGCGACTGCTATTATAGTCCCAGCTCTCTAGAACAGTGGGTGCTTGTCGGGCGCCTTGTGCAAACAAATTGATGTATTCATCCACACCACCTTTGCTGAGGAATATCCATTTCATCTAAGATTCTGCCAATAGGATTCGGTACGCTGTACCTTGATATCCTGACGTAGACTTTGCCCGGCCTTTTTGCGATTATCGCCTTTGAGATGGTCAAGATATGCACCCCAGGCTGAATTGATCAGTGGATGCCCTTCACCTGGTGAGTTTGCAGGACTACGGCGCAGATCACCTAGGCGTTCACTCCAGTTCAGTTGACGCAGTCCATCAATACGAGTTCTCACAGCATCAAACACAAAACTATCATGCCATTCGCCTAGAGTAAAAATGCCATTGTCGGCATCGTTGTACATGCGCTGGAACTCTTTGATAAAACGTGTGGTACCTTTGGTTCCTATCTGCATGGCATACAATCCGCATTCGCTGAATTTTCCAGGTCTACCCAAAAAACATAGATCTTGGTCTGGTGGACACATGGTGTCCAAAAATTCCTCAGTAATAGGACTGTGGCACACCATGTCAGCATCCATCCAGAGTACCCAGTTACTTTGTGCGGTTTTTACAGCATGAAACACAGCATACACTTTGTGAGCAAAGCGCACAGCGTCCCATTTAAATGACTTGGCATGATCCTTGCGTTGTGCTCTTATGGGATCACCAGAGATATCTCCTGTGGCCTTGGGCACAGAACTCCAGGTATTTTTGAAAGTTACCAAATCTGGACAGGCAGATTCAAGATCTAGAATTTCTAGATTTGGCGCACGCTGTGTTACTTCACAACGTTCCGCATAGACTTTCAAGCCCACAGATGCAGGCCAATTGGCCAACCAGGTGTCAATCATCCTGTTGGCATATAAGTTGTATCCAGCTTGGTGGAAAGTGGTAATTACTTGATATTTCACAGGGATATTTAGTGATCCGTACCTTAGCCTATTTTCAAAATTCATGTTCGCTCAACAGTCGTGAGCCATTGGCAGCTTTTTTAGCAGGGGCACAAAAACACGGGCTTACACCTGTGCCAGACAGCATGAATGCTGATGCAGCCGTGATTTGGTCAGTGCTCTGGGCAGGCAGAATGCGTGGTAATCAACAGGTATACAAACATTATCGCAGTGAAAACAAACCTGTGATAGTGATTGATGTGGGTGCTTTGGTTCGTAATGTGACCTGGAAAATCGCTGTGAATCATGTTACTGCTCAAGGTCATTATGGACACACTGAGAATCTTGATTTGGACCGTCCGGCCAAACTTGGTGTGGCTTTACGACGCACAGTGACCACTGCTCCGTCGGTGTTGATCTGTGCTCAACACGCCCTGAGTCTACAGATGCAAAATTTTGCCTGCGTTGAAGATTGGATACGATTGGTATTGGCACAAGGGCGTGACCATACTGATAGACCATTTGTTGTTAGACCACATCCTCGTAGTACCATACGCAGAAATCTACTGCCCAGCGATGTGGTCATACAAGATCCACAAAAACTTCCAGATACATATGACAGTTTTGATCTTGGATTCCACCATCATGCTGTGGTGAATCATAATTCTGGGCCTGGCATTCAAGCCGCTATCAACGGCTGTAGACCCATAGTAGACAGCAGCAGTCTTGCAGCACCGGTTGGTGTGGATTGGCCAGACCTTGAACAGCCCTATGCCATTGACCGTGATCAATGGCTCATTGAGATATCACATACCGAATACACTGTGCCCGAAATGCAACAGGGCACTTGGTTTCCAAGAATTGCATCTTATCTAAATGACTGACAAATACGCCAAAAGAATCAGACGTGCTGTGGAATATCAGCAGCGTCTAGAAGAAACACAACGTGAGCAACGTGCTTTACACAAAGCACAACGTCGACTGGAAAAAATCCATGCTCGCCAGGCTCAAGAACCTGAACCAGCACCTCCCACACCAGCGCCTTTGATAGGTCCTTTGCACGTGGGCTGTTTGATTCATGGCACCGCCTATGAATGGCAATATGTAGAGAATCTGTACAACTCAGTCAAACGCAATTCAACATATGAAATTGTGTTTCATGTGTTCACAGAAGCCTACCGTGAAGTTCCCTCACACATGATCAAACATGAACTCAGGGAATGGGCTGATATTAATGGACCAAGAAAAAGCTGGTGGTACAAGATGCAGATATTCAATCCAGCCAATCACAGCGGTCCATTGTTATACTTTGACCTAGACACAGTGATTCTCAAAAGCATTGATTGGATCCCCAAACTCAGCATGCGATATTTTTGGGCTACCAAGGACTTTAGACATCTGTGGCGTCCCACACACCGTGGAATCAACAGCAGCGTTATGTGGTGGGATACACAAAGGTTTGAATGGATGTGGCAAGAGTTTCAAAAACGTGATATCTATCATTTGGTCAAGCAGTATCAAGGTGATCAAGACTATGTAAGTGATCTGCTGCCAGATCGCGATCTGCGTTATTTTCCGCCCTTGAGCACTGCCAGTTGGAGATGGCAGTGTCTAGATGGGGGCATGAACTTTAAAACACGCAGATACCTAGCACCAAACACAGGCACACAGGTAGATCCCGCAACTTCTATCCTAATTTTTCACGGATCGCCTAAACCTCATGAACTCTTGCACGATCGGGTGGTTAAGAATTTCTGGCAGTAATAAATACATAGATATAATGACTGTTAGAAAAATAGAATTTTATGGTTACAAAACATCCACTGAACCATGTGAAATTTCCGTGGTATTTGACAATGCGTTGATCTACAGTGGGGAAATTACCAATGAGCAAAGTCAACTGATTTGTGAGCACAATATCATAGTGCCTGCTGTGGAAATAGCAAGCACTGATGCTCAAATCGCTGAGATTATTCCTTTGCTGGTAACTGTGCATAGTGTAGTGGTAAAATGTACCCAGGGCAGTGCAGCAGTAACTGATGTCAAGTCACCAGCACTGCATGAGCAAGACGTGCCTTTGGTACAGGATCCAGGGTGGTTTTATCGAACTTTTGATGAAATTCACACCGAGCACAATTACGAGCATTTCGCAGAAGGTCAATCAGCCAGTCAAGATGTTAAATACAATGTACAGCGTTCGTGTGATGGAATACATATGAACAGCAGCATGGACACACACAATGAGCTTGGGGTGTATCATGAGAAAGTGCAAGCCAATGAGAGACTGCACTTTGATATAATGGTTAGAAACCTAATTGATTTTCTTTAGCAAGGAGTATTAGAAATGGCAACAAGAACTTTGACTTTCACAGGGATGAAACTGGGTGCTGACCCCACAGCCATTTCAGTGGATTTTGACGGGGTCAGCATATTTTCAGGAGCTATCTCGAACACAGAGCTAGGCACACTGTTCACGCATGATATCACAGTCAACGACATTCCTGCGGCTAGTGTACCCAATCCATTGACCAATGATGCTATTCCATTCTTGACCAGTACGCACACAGTTTCTGTGGAGTGTATAAGTGGAGCTACCATTGTTGTTGATGTTACAAGTCCACCATTGAGTGTAAATGATGAAACTCCTGTGATTCCAGATCCAGAGAACTTTGGCTTTCCTACCCCGGACTATCCTGCACAGCACGACGATCCCAAGTATGAAGTCACCTTGGACGGTGTGCCTGTGATCATTCAGCGCCAGCAAGGCAGTCAGGGTGCTTGGTATTATCAAGTACCAGCTGGCAGCACACTAGCATTCAAGGTCATGATTTATAACTTAATAACCTAACAACGTTTTTGGTTGCAAAATCAGCAAGAAACCCTAGTATTTGCTAGGGTTTTTTCTTGGTTGACCAATTAATTCCTTTTGTCTATAATACTTACATAACGTAAAATATTACAAAAGGAGCAACAAATGAGCACAATCATTGTCAAGCAGGGAGTGTACCGCAATCAACGTGTGGTAAACCAAACTTTTGCTTTGGTCAAGGGCTTCCAAACTGGTCGCAAGGGCGGCTTTGTTACAGTAAAATCAGATGGCGTGTTTGGCCCAGAATTTGATATTGTTAGAATTAGGGTCAACGGAATTGACAGTATTGAATACACCACAGGAGAACCCGTGAGCACAAACGTTTTGGAAATGCCCAAGAGCACCAAGGTAGAAACTGACGAAGAAGTCATGGACCGTATTGAACGGCGTTTCAACATACTAGACGACATGACCAAGGCCTCAATCAATGGCGACATTCGTGCTATGATTGTGCAAGGTCCTCCGGGCGTGGGCAAGAGCTATGGCGTTGAATACCAGTTGGAAAAGGCCGGCTTGTTTGACAAAATGAGCGGTCGCAAGATCAAGTACGAAGTTATCAAGGGTGCTATGACACCCATTGGCTTGTATGCAACGCTGTATCGACACAGTGATCCCAAGAATGTCTTGGTGTTTGATGACTGTGACAGCATCCTGTTGGACGACCTTGCACTGAACATTCTCAAGGCCGCATTGGATTCAGGCAAAAAGCGCCGTATCCACTGGAACGCTGACTCTGCTCTGCTGCGTCGCGAAGGTATCCCAGACAGTTTTGACTTCAAAGGTTCGGTGATCTTTATTACCAACCTCAAGTTTGACAACATCAAATCCAAGAAACTGCAAGACCACTTGGAAGCACTACAGAGTCGTTGTCACTTTCTGGATCTGACCTTGGACACCACACGTGACAAGATCCTGCGTATTCGACAGATCTTCCGCAAAGGCGATCTGTTCCAAGACTACGACTTTACGCCTGAGCAAGGCGAACAGATTGTGCAGTTCATGCAAGACAACCATGCTAGACTGCGTGAGATCAGTCTGCGCATGGCACTGAAACTTGCTGATCTTACCAAGGTCTCCAGTAACTGGCAGACACTGGCAGAAAGCACCTGCATGCGACACAATTGATTGCTCCGTGGGACTTCGGTCCCACTTGGTTGGACCCTTGCTCCGGTCCAATCTTTTAATAGGCACCCTTTGGTGCCTATTTTTTTGACTTGTGTAAATAAGCGTCATACAATTACACAATGCCCTACGCCAAACTTACCATACGCGATGAAGTCAATGTCAAGATCGAAGGACTAGAACTTGATGCAAGACGCACCCTGGTCAACAAATTCAAATATGATGTTCCCTATGCACGATATCTTCCTGCGGTGAGGCTAGGCCGCTGGGACGGCAAAGTTGCTTATTTTCAGTTGGGTGGTAGCACCTATGTGAATCTACTGCCTGATATCATTCCTATATTGGATGAAATGGGCTATGACTTTGAACTAGATGATCAACGAGAATATCGTAGAAACTTTGAGTTTGAACGCATCAATGAACATACATTTTCAAATCTAACCTGGCCCAAAGGACATCCACAGGCCGGCGAGCCCATACTGCTACGCGACTATCAAGTGAACATTGTGAATGACTTTTTGGCCAATCCACAGTGTTTGCAAGAAGTGGCCACGGGTGCTGGTAAAACTATCATGACAGCGGCCTTGAGTCATTCAGTATCCCCTTATGGACGTAGTATTATTATTGTGCCCAACAAAAGTCTGGTTACACAAACCGAAAAAGACTATGTGAATCTAGGTCTTGATGTTGGAGTATACTTTGGTGACCGCAAGGAGTTTGGACGTCAGCACACCATATGCACCTGGCAAAGTCTAAATGTGCTGCTGAAGAATACCAAAAATGCTCAGGCAGAAATCACTATTCATGACTTTCTTGAAGATGTGATATGCGTGATTGTTGACGAAGTACACATGGCCAAGGCAGATGCTCTAAAGACTCTGCTCACAGGTGTGATGAGTCAGGTACCTATCCGCTGGGGACTCACAGGCACCATACCCAAGGAACAATTCGAAAGTCAAGCACTCAAGGTCAGTATTGGTCCCACTGTGAGTCATCTAGCCGCAGCCGAGCTACAAGAGCGAGGAGTTCTAGCTCAGTGTCATGTAAACATTGTGCAGCTGGTAGATCATGTTGAGTACAGCAACTATCAAAGTGAACTCAAATATCTACTAGAAGAGAGTGGTAGACTAGATGCTATTGCAGGCTTGGTCACAGAGATCACACAAACAGGTAACACATTGATACTTGTTGATCGCATTGCAGCAGGGCAAGAGCTGGTAAATAGATTGCCCAATGCAGTTTTCATTTCAGGGTCCACCAAGGCAGGGGACAGACAGGAACACTATGACGAAGTGGCAGAGGCAACAGACAAAATCATCGTCGCTACTTACGGCGTTGCTGCTGTTGGTATCAATATTCCCCGCATTTTTAATCTTGTTCTACTTGAGCCTGGCAAATCTTTTGTACGAGTTATACAAAGCATTGGGCGGGGAATACGCCGAGCAGAAGACAAAGACTTTGTTCAAATCTGGGATATCACATCCACCTGCAAGTTCGCCAAAAGACATCTAACTAAACGCAAGGCCTACTACCGTGATGCACGGTATCCTTTTACACATGAAAAACACGAATGGATGAAAATAAAATAACAGTACCTGTTGGCAATTTTGCCATTGGCTCAGGCCAGCCCTTGACAGTGATTGCAGGGCCTTGTCAAATTCAAAGTCTAGACCATGCATTAATGATGGCCACAGCCTTGAAAAAGATCTGTGAAGAGTTAAGAGTAAACTTTATCTACAAAAGCAGTTTTGACAAAGCCAATCGTACTAGTATCAGCACTAAAAGAGGTCCTGGAATCAAAGAAGGCATGGATATTATGTACGGTGTAAAACAGGTTCTAAATGTGGCTACACTTACAGATATTCACCATCCTGATCAAGCCAGTACTTGTATTGCTGCTGGTATAGATGTATTACAGATACCTGCATTTCTTTCCAGACAGACAGACTTATTATTGGCAGCAGGTGAATCAGGTGCTGTGGTTAATATCAAAAAAGGTCAGTTCATGGCACCCGGTGATGCGGCTCGTGCAGCAGAAAAGGTCGCTAGCACTGGCAACAATAGAATCTTACTATGCGAACGAGGAGTAACACATGGATACAATAATCTTGTGGTTGACATGCGTAGTCTACCTATCATGGCACGCTCTGGTTATCCCGTGGTATTTGACTGCACACATAGTGTTCAACAACCAGGAGGATTGGGAACGAGTTCTGGCGGGGATCGCGGGATGGTACCCTTCCTCGCCCGAGCAGCAGCGGCCACAGGATCAGTAAATGCACTGTTTATTGAAACTCATGAAGACCCTGATTCGGCTCCCAGCGATGGGCCAAACATGATACCATTAAATCATATTAGAGAGTTGATACTACAGTGCAAATCAATTCACGATCAGGTTGCAGCGTGGCCAAAAATAGTGTTATAATATTCTTATGAAAATACTAACCCTTGACAACTGCTCTTACGATCTGAACACGCTGCCTGAACAAGTTGACGATTTACGTTTTGCAATACTAGACAACAGCAATCCCAGCGACCCAGACTATCATTATATTCCTTTGATATTTTTAGAAAGCTTCAACTCCCCTTCATTGGTACTACGCATTGGTGATCATAAAATCAAGATGCCTGTAGATTGGCAAGTGTTGATAGGAGAAAAAGACTTTGGTGACCTTGAAGTGTTGCCACTTACTCAAATAAATGATCGAGGATTCAATGTGTTTGAATTCAATCCATTGACTAGTTTTAGACCAAGTTTTCCTCCCATAGAAATAGTTGACGTGTATCACGATGTGAACTGGTATTCACCCAAACTAAAGAATGGACAGTTATTAGCAGTGCCATTGAATGATGATCCAGAACCACCCTGTGTGTATTTTGTCAAGGATATTTCTCGCAACTGCGAAGTAGTGGACTACAGACGAGCATGGTAACTCCACGATGGCCTCGTGCTGCTATAGATTTTCACAACCCCAACGTGGTTTTTGTGTTGTACCCTTGGGGTGCTGGTGGCAAATTTGTGATAAACAGCATGGCAGTGAGTCGCAGAGCTGTGATGCAGCATGCTGGCATGGCACAAAAGCAATTGAATAATAACTTGTCATCCGAGCAAAAACAAGAGTTCATACTTCAACGATTAGAGCAAGAAAGCGGACGTTGGCAGGATCTACATCTTGGGGCGGATACGCTTACAGGAGTCAACGAGCGCATGTATATCTCTGCGCCAATCAGCTCTGCACAGTATTGGCCTTGGACCCCTGTGATGTCCGAACTGTGCGAATCTAAATTTACATGGTTTGTTGATGTACATGACACAGGACACCTTGAAGCCAGCTTGAGAGTTTGGACACATGCTAGAATAATAAGATTTGTTAACACTGATCAATTTCTAGACTGGCGGCAAGTCAACTACAACAGAGAATCACTGCAACAGTTTTGGAACAGCATTCGTGATACCACATGGCCCAATCAGCCTCCAGAAACCTACCAACAGTTCTGCGAGTTGGATCGTGGTATTCAACAGGAATTACTGCACCTACGCCAAGGGGATATTTTTCGATACATTCAACATCCACAGGCCAAACAAAGCATGGATCGTGCAGTGAAACTTCAGCAAGACAAACTATGCGCTAGGTTTGAAACCTGGAACTTTGATGCTGATGCATTGTTGCACACGGATCAATATCTGCAAACCATGCAGGACCTTTATCACTGGATTGATCTTGATGATTTTGACAAAGCCTTTTTAGAATGTTATCATAAGCAATGGCTAAAAAAAGTACAAACAGTTCCAATCTAAAACCACGTGCTCCTGTAAGTGACAAACTCAACATAGGCAATGAAATGCGATGTTTTGATCTCAAAGATCGTGCTTTCTATGACAGCCTTACCGAAGAAGAACGCAAAAAGTTTTCACCTTATCTCATGATACGTTGGGGTAGTGCTGTGGAAGGCAGTGCAGACCTACAGAAGTTTTATGTGATTGCCACTAATGAAAGATTAAACAAACATTTTTTTGCTGTGAACCGCCATCCCAAACTGCAATGGCTCATGGCAACTTCAGTAAGCCCAGGACTAGGCGCACAGCGACATAATTGGATCGCGCCTAAGAAAAAAGAAAGCAGCAACTCGGCAAGACGTAAGTTTTTGTCTGAGATCTATCCAAACTTAAAAAACAGCGATCTTGACACTCTATGTGCTGTGATGACCAATGATGAATACAATCAACTGCTGCGTGATCATGGAGTAGACAAGTGATCACAGATGCAGCAACACATGCCTGCTCATTCTGTAATAAAACTTTTCGTCGTGAAAGCAGTCTAGAAGTACATCTGTGCGAAGCCAAACGTCGCTGGCGTGAACGAGACGAGCGTGGCGTACAACTAGGGCTTATGGCCTATCTAAAGTTTTATGAATTTCACCAAGGCAGTTCTCGCCTCAAGGGCTTTGAAGATTTCGCTGCCAGCAATTATTATCGTGCTTTTGTAAAATTTGGAAGGTATTGTGTTGACTCTCGAGTGATTAATCCATTGTTGTTCATGGAGTGGTTGCTCAAGAACAATCGAAGAATTGACTATTGGTGTCGTGACAGTTATTATGGAGAGTGGTTGAATGAGTATGTACGTGTGGAGTCAGTGCAAGATGCTTTGGAACGAGCACTCCGAGAAATGCAAGACTATGCTGACGGAAACAGTGGCCTTGCTGGCTTTAATCACTATTTTAGGTACGGTAATACTAATAGGATCTGTCATCATATTACCACTGGTCGTGTTAGTCCTTGGGTTGTGTATAACTGTGCCAGCGGTGTTGATTGGTTGGGCAGCCTTAACTCGGATGGCTTGGCCATTGTTCTTCCTATTATTGACCCTGATTTTTGGAATCGTAAGTTTGAAACTTTCCCTGCTGACGTAGAGTGGTGCAAGCATATACTCAGTGAGGCTGGACTTTGACCTTGGTAAAGATAAACCTTGACAATTACAACGACACTGCTCTGGGTTGGCGAGCACAAAAAGGAGTAGAGCTTAGTCACTGGTGTAGAGAGCATGGACTTGATATTGCAATTGACTATACCTGGTCTTTTGAACATGCAATAAACGAACTGCACTTTGAATTCAAAGACGCTGCATTTGCCAGTTTCTTTGCTCTTAAATGGGGTGGTGCCCGATGATCTCATTATCTGTGACCGCTGATAGACAAGACTATTTTGGTCAAGAGATTTTTGACTTGTTTGTGGCAGAAGCACAATGGCGCAGTAATTATGAAAACACGCCTGCTATTGCTTACCAACCACCACAACCAGACACAGTAAACATTCTGTTCTTGAGTATGCCAGACTCAGTACCTGATGATCTAGATCTTTATCACTTGGTGTTGTTAGACAATGCTGATGAAGCTTTTGGTCGAGGCACTGAAATCATGTATCAAATTCTTTACCAACATCAGCACAGTTTTTTGGTGTGCAATAGTCTGTTACATCCTGATCATTTTAGGTATTCGCGGTTACACTCAAGAATCATAACCACTATGCTGCACTGGAACTATCATCGTCGTGCCTATATAGAGCCAATGTTTGCGCCCAGCCGTGAATATCAAACTCCAACACCGCTGCGGGGTTCAATGATCTACATCAACGGACGCAACCGGAGTTGGCGTGAACACATAACCTGCACACTTAGATCTCAGGTGCCTAGACTCGCGCAGCACAATATCTTACACAATCACAGTGTGAGTGAAACCAAGTTTGTGTGGTACGAAGACAGCTATGATACTCAAGCCAGAGAATACTTTAATACACAATACTGTAACCATCAAACCAATTCTGAACCTCCTGAACAAAGATGGCCATCACTGCCCATGGGTGTTGCTGGAAGATTCGGGCAACTAGAATTCTACGATAGATTTTTTCCGGCTTTTAGGCAGCACCATGTGATTGTGTATCCGGAAAGCACCTGGCAAAACAATATCTTGAGTTTGAATGAGAAGTCTTTGAGATGTTTTCTGCACCAACGTTGGGCGATGCCGTTTGGTGGTGCAAACATGCATGCACTGTTTCAACAACAGGGACTGGCCACAGCTTGGGTGTTGCTACCTCCAGAACTCGCTGTGTTTGATCAGTGTCTGGATCATGTGCAACGTTGGCAGCAGCAATGCACAGCACTGAATTGGCTGTTAGATCACCCTGAAGTGTTTGATTCTGAGTTCGCTCAAATGACTTTGATGTCTAACCGTGCGCAGTGTATAGTGTTATCAAGTCCTGCTGGCGCACAGCTTTACAATATAATCTATGAAAAAACCTGACATTGACATTGACCTAGCAGATCGTGATCAGGTTTTGGCCTTGATTGAACACACTGCTGCCTGTCAAATACAGGATAACAAACATCGAAAACACAATTCAGGTGTGTATGTGACACCTATTCCCTATGATCCAATCAATAACTGTGCTGCCATAGACTATCGCGCAGCCGAAGAACGAGGATACTTTAAACTAGATCTACTGAACATGTCGGTGTATCAGGGTATTCGTGATTACACACACTATCAAGAACTACTGGACCAAACACCGCCTTGGCATAGACTGCAAGAACCTGACTTTGTGCAACGCATTGTGCATATTAATAATCATTATGACCTGCTGCGCAGTCTGCCAGAACCCGTTAACAGTATTCCAAGAATGGCTATGTTTCTAGCTTTGATACGTCCGGGTAAAAGACATTTGGTTGGAAAAATCTGGCAGGAAATCAGTGAATCTATCTGGGAAAGTACCGAGGAAGGCTACAGTTTCAAAAAGTCTCATGCTGTGAGCTATGCAGTGCTGGTTACCCTGCACATGAATCTAGTCAATACGTCTGACTAATGTAATGCTCTTGCGCTTGGTGCGCTTTTTGCTGATGTCGTTGAGGCTGCACACAGGACCGTGAATAATCATTAGATCACGATTCATAAAGGTACGCAAACAGTGTCTAAATTCGTCCCAATCTCCGCGCAGGAATATGTTTATGGGTATGCTGCGATTGCTTTCCCACCACCAAACGTTGGCCAGTTCAATAAACCGCTGTTTTTGATCCTGAGACACTAGTGCCCCAAAATCATAGATAGTGGTGATTGTTTCGTCCCTGTTTTGCACTACTCCCACGTATTCTGCATCAGCATACACACAAAGTGTGATAAATGGGTATTTTTCAGCCAGCCTATCAAAAAATTCTCTGCCCATAAATATTATTCGGAGATCCTTATGTATTCAACCACAGCGTACTTATACCAGCAAAAAGCCCGTGTACTTTTGGTTGAGACCAATGGAAGTTATTTCACAGCGAGGTATGAGCCCGTGTATGCAAAATCATTAACAGTTAATCGTGGTGTTGACAACGTGTTGTTGTTTGAGTTTATCAATCAAGATCAAAAGCCCGTCAACATCACTGGCAGCAACTTTGTTTTTCGTATCATTGATCAAGAGGGTGTTGTGCTGCTGTTTGAAAAACCCATGGAAATCATTGCACCCACCAAGGGTAGAGTCAAGGTAGTAATCAGCAGTCGTGACACTGATGGTTTATTAGCACAGCCTGCCAGCTATAGTATTATTCGTGCTCAGGGCAACTATATAGAAGCAGCGTATGTAGACGACAACGCTGGTGCTAGAGGTGATCTAAACATCATGGACAGTGTGGCTCCCAAGCCCATTGCCAGTCAGCATCTCTCTGTACCAACAATTTATGGCCCGCCCGGCGATTCACAAGGACAGGCGCAGTACTACAGCAGTGAGGTTCTACAACCTAGTTTCAATACCACTTTTGAAATGCTGTTAGATGTGTACACAGGCACTATTAAGTTTCAGGGCAAACAGGATGACGAACTTGAGTGGGTAGATGCGAGTTATAGCTATGAATATGCAGCTGAATCAGGTTGGAAAGTGTACTCTGTGACCGGCTACTATGACAGGCTAAGAATTGCTTTTGACAATAGACTGGGTTACAGTGCCCAGGCCAGTGTTACCGCCACAGATGGTGTTATCACTAGCATAGACGTCACCTCCGCAGGCTACAGCTATTTGGCACCACCAAGAATTAGAATATTTGGCAACGGCTCAGGTGCTGTGGCCACAAGCACCGTTAATGACGCAGGTGGAGTACAAAGTATCACAGTGGTTGACGGCGGCGAAGGCTACACCCCATTAGCGATTGGTGGCACTGAATGTGGCACTGTGGTAATAGATGGTGGTGCTGTGTTGGACATTTTATACAGGTAACTACAGTGGCTACAACAATATTACTACAAAATCTTCAGAATGGCGTGCCTAACGGTAACTACGACGGATCAAGTCTTGCATTCTACACCGAGGCAGGCAAAGGCAATGGTTACTATCAAGGTTATGAAGCAGTGCAGACCATTGAAATGCGAGTGGAAAACTTTCAAGGCACTGTGTTTATTCAAGGAACTCTAGGCGCAATACCATTAGCATCCGCATGGGTTGATCTAGGATCTATTGATCTCAATGACAGCACACTAAACACCTTGACCACCAGCTTTCTAATATTTGGAGAATATACCTGGATTAGAGCTCATATGGTAGACTTTCAAGCTGGCAAGGTAGATTATCTCACTTCAACCTACGAAGTTCGTTTTGATTATTAATGAAGTTTGACAAAATTGTAGGATTTGGTGATTCATTCATGTGGGGAGACGAACTAGTTGACCCTATGCTCAAAGCAAAGCACACTTGTCCTGAACCTTACTGGCAAGAAAACATCAAATATAGAGAACAAAATTGTTTTCTAGGTCTTTTGGCACAACACTATCAAGTTCCTTGTGAAAACTTTGGATGGCCCGGCGGCAGCATGCAAAGCGCCAAATGGTGTTATCTATGGTGGAAACAACACGAAGTTTTGCCTTTGAATCGTTGTTTAGTATTAGTATGCCACACAGGGGCTAATCGCGAAAGTTACTACAATCGTCGTAGGCACATGTTTGCCAATGATCCACCTTGGCATAAATTCGTTCATAGTTCTTGGGTACACCATGCCAAGGCTGATGTTGAATCTGAATGGTCAAGTATGGTCAAGCAACACTTTACCTTGACCGATTGTCTTGAACTTAGAATTCTAAGATATCAAGAGTCTTTGATGTTTTGGCAAGGTGTACAAACATACCATGCCGCGGTTCTTCAATTTTGCAGTATTGATCCTCCAATACCAGACTGTGCTACTAACTCAGTATTAACCGACCGATCTCTCCAGAATTTGATTTGTCAAGATTCAAACTTGTCCTGTGAACATAGTCATCCCAACGAAAAAGGACACCAGGTCATCCGTGATCTGTTGATTACTGAGATAGATCGTGCTATAATAGCATTGTGATCGACGTAACCAATTATTTGCCAGCCAAGAGAAAAAGCACAAGCTCGGGCTGGATTTCATTCAACGCACCCTGTTGTGTACACAACGGGGAGACTGCCGATCGTCGGCAACGTGGCGGCATGAAAATTGCTGACCAAAGTTGGAGCTATCATTGTTTTAACTGCGGATACACAGCGAGTTTTGTGCCCGGACGTAATCTAAGCTTCAAGGCCAGAAAGCTGCTGACCTGGTTCAATGTACCACAGCAAGAAATTGAGCGTATAAATCTTGAGAGTCTCAAGTATCGCAGCATGCAAGGAATCATTGATGATCGCACACGCACAGCCAATGTGATTTCTGGCATACATTTCGAAGAAAAAGAACTGCCACCTGCTGCGGAGTTGGTTACACCTGAACATCAACTAGAATGGCAGTACTGTCGTGACCGTCATGTACCTTTGGATTTTCCTATAATGACAGTGAAAATCAATGACAGTGTGCATTGGACTAGACCACAGGTAATCGTGCCATTTACCTATGACAATATCATTGTTGGCTATACCTGTAGAATGTTGGACAAGCGTATTCCCAAATACATTCACGACATGCAGCATGGATATGTGTTTGGTGTGGACTTGCAACACACAAGCTGGCAGTATGTGATTGTGACCGAAGGTGTATTTGATGCACTGAGCATCGGTGGGGTAGCCGTGTTACATGCCGAAGTAAATGATGCGCAGGTCAAGATGATTCGCAATCTTAACAGACAGGTCATAGTGGTACCTGATCAAGACACAACAGGTATGAAATTGGTGGACAGAGCCATAGAACTGGGATGGAGCGTTAGCATGCCAGACTGGCCAGAAGATATCAAAGACGTGAATGATGCTGTGAGAACACAGGGACGCCTTGCAACACTGCTGCAAATCATGCAGAATTGCTTGAGTACCAAGCTCAAAATTGAACTGCGTAAAAGACAAATTGAAAAGAAACTGGCATAAACTTTGGGTATTCGGAGACAGTTACACCACTCCCTATGAGTGTGTGCATCCCAGCGAAAGCTTCTGGGGAGAATTTGCACATCGGGCACAGATACCCTTGGTCAATAATTGCTCACGTAGAAAAAACAGTTTTGACAGTGTGATGCAACTGGTGATTGGTTGTCACCAGCAATACGATTGGCAGCATGATGTGTTGTTAATAGGCATACCGCCCTTGGAACGTATCACAGTGTTTGACGATTTCAAAAACACTGCCTACACTGCTAGAAGGTTTTTCACAGACACGTGGATGGAAGAAGAGTTTGATGTGTTGTGCCACAGGAGCTTGATCAGTCTGCATGGTTACGAACAAGGTACCACTGTGGCATATCACATGCGTACATGGACTGAAGTGCAGGCCATGCGACAGGTATTCTTATTGACTCAATGGCTAGACAGTGTGCAAGCAGAGTATTTTATAATCAATCTTGAACAGCCTTGGGACAAAAACAATCATTGGCCTCCCAGTGAATTTTTGTTAGACTACTGTTTAAAACATCCTAGGTGTATTTTGTTTGATCACACCTATCGCGGAATCAACATTGATATAAATCCTCCCGCAGACTTTGAGCAACACGGTTGGGCCGGACATCATGGTGCTGCTGGTAATGAATATTTTTTAGAACAATCGCTTTGGCCTAGGTTTGTCAAGCTCAACACAGATTCTCAATAACTACTGCACGATGATTAAAGACTACAACATTGATGTACAGCGTTTGTTTCTAGAGATGATGCTAGAAGACGCACAGAGCTATGTGCGGGTACAAAATATCTTCAATCCAGAAAACTTTGATCGCAGTCTAAGATCCGCGGCCAAGTTTATCAAGGATCACTGTGATCAACACAAGACCATGCCTGACCGTGCGCAGATCTCTGCTGCCACAGGTGTCAAACTGTTGCCAGTGCCCGATCTCAATGAAGGTCACTTTGATTGGTTGTTGGAAGAGTTTGAAGGCTTTACACGTCGTCAAGAACTAGAACGTGCTATTCTCAAAGCAGCTGATCTTCTAGAGAAAGGCAACTTTGATCCTGTGGAAAAACTGATCAAGGATGCTGTGCAAATAAGTCTTACCAAGGACATGGGCACAGACTATTTTGCTGATCCTCGAGGTCGATTGATGGCACTGAAAAGCAACAATGGTCAGAACTCCACAGGTTGGCCTGCTCTGGACAAACTGTTGTATGGTGGTTTCAATCGTGGCGAACTGCAAATTTTTGCAGGAGGTTCTGGTTCAGGTAAAAGTCTGTTTATGCAAAATCTTGCTGTGAACTGGGTCACAGCTGGACTCAGCGGTGTGTATATCACACTGGAACTGGCAGAAGGTCTGTGCTCTTATCGCATTGATAGTATGTTAACCAACACAGCGGCCAAAGATATTTTCAAAGATCTTGACACAGTGGAAATGAAAGTCAAGATGGTGGCCAAGAAGTCGGGCAAACTACAGGTCAAATACATGCCTGCTCAAAGCACTGTGAATGACATACGTGCTTATCTCAAAGAACTACAAATACAAACAGGACTCAAGGCAGACTTTTTGTGCGTGGATTACTTGGATCTCTTGATGCCAGTGAGTGCCAAGGTTAGCCCCAATGATCTGTTTGTGAAAGACAAGTATGTGAGTGAGGAACTTCGAAATCTTGCTAGAGAACTCAACATATTGTTTGTCACAGCATCGCAATTGAATCGTTCAGCAGTTGAAGAAATTGAATTTGACCATAGTCATATCTCGGGTGGTATTTCAAAAATCAACACAGCAGATAATGTGTTTGGTATCTTTACTTCTCGAGCCATGCGCGAAAAAGGTCGCTATCAATTGCAGTTAATGAAAACACGTAGCAGTTCTGGTGTGGGGCAAAAAGTTGAACTAGAGTTTGACATTGAAAGTCTGCGCATACGCGATCTTGCAGAAGACTCAGATTATCAAGAATTCAAAAAACGTGCGCCCAGCATTTACGAAAGTCTCAAGGCTACCAGTAAACTGTCTGATGGTGAAGAAAACGCCACAGTGCCTGATGAACCGGGTAAGATCACAGCTGATGTACAAAGCGCCAAGCTCAAACAGCTCTTGGGTAAGATCAAACAGCAATGACCTGCGTTGATGCTTTCAAGAATGTCAGCATCAGTCGTGAAGGCGGTGAACTTCGCATAGCACCTTGTTGTATTGCTGAATCTCGCCCGGTGCAAAGCTTGGATTTTTACCACGATCCTTACTTGGTAAACATACGCAGTCAATGGCAATCTGGCACATGGCCCAGTGCTTGTATACGTTGCCAGCAGGCAGAATCATCTAATCAATCCAGTCGACGCATCAACAGCAATCAGTGGTACACAGATCATAACATTCACAATACAGATGTTGATCTATTGCGGTTGGATTATTGGACCGGTGATACCTGTAACTTGGCCTGTGTGATGTGTGGTCCTTGGGCCAGCAGTGCTTGGAAAAGCGAACTGCGTTTGCCCTTGATAGAACGACGTCATAACAGCAATGATTATTGGCAGCAGTTGCCCTTGGATGGTTTGAAGTATGTGCATTTTCACGGCGGCGAGCCTTTGTTGAACAAACAGCACAAGCAGTTTCTTGCTGCTATTCCCAACCCACATCAGGTACACATATACTACAACACCAATGCCACTGTGCGTGCGGAGAGTGATCTATTGGAGCTTTGGGCAGAGTTTGGTTTGGTACAGATTGATTTTAGTATTGATGACATCGGACCAAGATTCAACTACATCAGATATCCAGCACAATGGAATCAAGTGTGTGATAATCTTGAATGGTACAAACGCACTGTGTCTAATAACTGTATGTTTGCTGTGACCACTGTGGTTTCTGTGCTTAACCGCAGATATCAAGATGATCTAAAAAACTGGTTGGCCACAAACTTTACACAGTCTAGATTTCAAGATCCCGTGGAGCATAGATTACAAGACTGCGAGGGTGTATTAGATTATCGCAGTGTTACACCTGACACCGTGAAATATCTTGACAGTCTTGATCAACGTCGCGGAACAAATTGGCGAGAGCTGTTTCCGCTGGCACAACAAGACCTACTGTGCTAGGTATTGTGTGATTGGCAATGACTTGATGTTGCCTCGATTCACTTGAAAGAACTGACTGTTGTCGCGTCCTCGTATTTCACCTTGACCCACAATCACTGATTCATTGGTATAGCGTACCGGACGGTCTACAATTAGATCCACATACTCACCTTCACCCACACCCAGAGTAATAAAATGAATATATTGATTGCGATCGCGTTTGAACACACGGCTGTTGGCCACGATTCCAGCAAACTCAAAACGATCTAGATAGACATTGCGCACTCCCATGTTGGGCAGGAATCCGGGTGAGTTCCAGGCACCGTGCTCAACAAAGCTTTCCACCGGATCTTCTGTGATCCAATTGCCAAAGCCCAGTTCACGTAGGTCCCAACCAGCACGTTTGGCTTCGTTACGATACACCCAACGTGCATAGGAACCTTGGCAGTGCATGAGAGCTGCTCGCCAGAACTCGCGAGGATTGTGGGCTTTCTGATAAGCCAAGGCCCAGATCAGCCTGCCAAGATTCACTGCGTGCGCACGACATAGGCCAAAGCCCGAGAGACTCTGCATCTCCGCACGTATTTGTTCACGTTGGGGATGATCACCTAGTCGTGACATAAACTCCATGACCTTTTCTTCGTTGCGTTTGGCAAAAGCACGACGATACATGTCAGCTTCGTATGCGTTGACACCAATTAACTTCATGATCTTTTCTATAGCATCATCTTCGCACACTATGGCAGACTCCTGCACAGACTTCTTGGTCCAGTCATGAAAGAACGATGCCTTTTTGCGTCCCTCCACTGCCACAGGACGTACCAACGCTGTGGCAAACACACAGTCCTCTACTGATGTAGGACGTATGGCACGAAACAGTCTGCGCATGGCAGGTGATTCGCCTTGAGTAACACCCAGCACATCTCCACGCTGTAACAGGTCAGCTGTGAGTTCGTCGGTCTTGGGATACTCGTGTATCATTCTAGTGGGATCAATTTCCATGAGCTGACTTAGCCCACGATTGGCCAGGATATCTACCTTGAGATGCTCAAGATCTTCTACTTCGTTTTTGTCCAGCAAAATAAGATTGTCTTCACGGAACAGGCTCTGCGGTAGTTTACGATCAAAAACTATAACACCGCCGCAGTGTTTGCTCAAACAACGTTTCTTGCCCATGAGTTTTTTTTCTATGCGAGTGGCTTCTTCTACATCAATACCCAGTTTAGCATAGTCAATTTCCTTGGGTAGTCTACCACGGGCTCCCAGCCGTTTGGCTGCTTCTCTTCGTGCAGATTTTTCCTTGTACATCACGTAGTTGGATATTCTAGCGGTTTTACCCGGCCATGCATCAAATATGCGCTGCATGGCTAGTTCTTGACGATGATGTGGAACGTCAATGTCAACATCAGGTAGGTCATCACGGAAAGGATTTAAGAAACGTGCTAGGGGTATGCGCCACTCTATGGGATCAACATCGGTGATACCCATGAGATAACACACAAGACTAGATCCTGCTGAACCACGTGTCATGTGTGGTATGTCTTGATTGAGATCCAATACTCTGCGTATTTTTAAAAAATATTCAGTGAAACGTTGATTGATGATTATGCCAAATTCTTCAGCCAATCTCTCTTGATATTCTTCGTCTTCGGGGCAGGGTCTGCGAAATTCAGCCAGTAGTGCCTGTATTTGTTCTAGTTCGGTTGCCATGATATGCCTTTGTTTGCCTGTGCGATATTTAATTTGGTTGTGACTGAGGCCATTAAATATTGATAATATGAGTTTGCCAAAATATCTAGTGGCCTGCGGTGATAGTTTTTTATATGGTAGTGATTTATCTAGCACCGATCATACATGGCCTGCACTGTTAGCTCAAAATCTAGATCTTGAATATGTGTGTTTTGCACAGCCCGGGGTGGGAAATGCCCACATACTTCAACAGATAATTCAAGCACACAACCATTTCCAATCCACGGCTGTTTATATTATAAATTGGACCTGGATTGATCGTTTTGATTATGTAGACGTCAACGATGAACTCTGGCACACAGTACGGCCCGCATGTGATGACCCCACTAGAGACAGTTTTTATTATCGGTATTTTCACAGCGAACTAGCGGATAAATTCTATAATCTAGTGTATGTAAATTCAGCACAGGATATGCTGCAAGATCAAAAATATCTAATGACCTACATGGATTCACTGTTACTGGATCAAGAATATCATGCTCCAGATTATGTGCGTTTCCTACAAAATAAAGTCAAGGCGCAGCTAGGCAATTTCCAAGGGAAAAATTTTCTAGATTGGAGCAAACAAAATCAATACCCTGTGAGTGAGCGTTGGCATCCCTTGGAATCAGCGCATGCACACGCTGCACTGCTATGGCAACCACAGGTTGCTAGTTTAATTCAAACCCCAAATTCCAATAAATAAAGTATCAGGACGCAGATAATGCAAAAAAAGACACGTAGCATCCTTGAAGAACTAGAGGCCATGTATATTGAGCGCGACCAACGTCATGTTGTGGAAAGTCGCGCTAATAATATCATTGCATCAGCTATCAGACTCATGGAACAGATTGATGAAAGTTTTCCGGGCGAGCAAGCAGAAAACCTGCAGCGCAAGTTCTTGAACGCTATCAAATTCCGCGATCCCACAAAATTCACAAGAACAGTTAGGAAAACTGATGAAACTGGTTGAAATCACACTGCCCGTTAACGAAGTCAATCTTGGTGCTATACCCGGTGCCCTTGGCAGTTTGATTGGACAAGCTGTAACAGACAATACCCCCGGTGCCATGCCAGGGCAGGAGCGGCGTGCGGGCATGCAGCTTACGTCTAAACTAACTGATCAACAAGCACAAAGCATGAAAAAAACCTGGGCAGCGGCTGTACAGGCTGAAATGGCCGCACGTGGTATAAATGATATTCGCAGACTGCCAGCCAACAGATTACTTGACCTAATGAATTCATACATTGAAGACCGATTGTTTGCTGGTAGAATGAAAATCAATGATCTCAGTGCTCCATTGCCTAACATGATTAACCAGGCCGCACAGCGCATAGTAAACAACAGTGCAGATCTCAGTGATCCCACTCTAAACAAAAGCTTTGGTGATCTAGCCAAGTTAGTGCAAAATGCCATGGCCAGTGATGTGTTCACTCGTGGCAAACGAGGTGCACCTGGTGGTCCTGCACCTGGAGGCTCGGCTGGTGCCAGCGATCCAGAAATTCAACAGATACAGCAACAGTTTGCACGAGAAATACAAAACCTACAGGCCCTGGGACGCAAGTATAGTCAGTCTATAAGTCCTACACCAAACAAATTGATCAATGCCATTGCTGGCGGACTAGGACTACTGCCATGACATATCATGTGATCACAGAAGGCGGTAATGTATTCAAGGACGGAGATGGCAATCCTCTTACACAACGTATCAATCAGACTGATGTCAAAAGCACCATTGCCTGGCTTGAGCAACTGTTGCCCGGCCTGGATCTACAAAACAACACTCTAGGAACCACGGGACTCAAACCCACGTCAGGTGACCTAGACCTTGGAATTGACGCAGGTCAGTTTACCAAGGATCAATTGGTAGCAGCACTAACACGCTGGGTCACCAGCCACGGACAGGAACCCAAGGACTGGATCAAGAAGTCAGGTATCAGTGTGCATTTCAAAACTCCAATTAATGGTAGACCTTCACTGGGCTTTGTGCAAACTGATTTTATGTTTGTTAACAACCTAGATTGGGCTAGATTCATGCTGGCAGGCTCGCCGCCAGATAGCCAATACAAGGGCGCTGATCGCAACATCTTGATGAACAGCATTGCCAAGAGCATGGGCTACAAGGTCAACCAAAATGTGGGCATCGTGGATCGCGCTACCAATGAACTCATATCCAATGACCCAGATAAAATTGCCAAGTTGCTGTTGAATCCCAGAGCCACTCGTGACAATCTAGTGAGTGTGGAAAGCATGGTTGCGGCTCTGGAAAAAGATCCCAAACGCGATGCCAAATTAGCAGATGCACGTGAACACTTTGCTAGAGAAGGTGTGCCATTTTTTGAAGATCGTTCGGAGGAAACCGAAGTTTACTTTCTGGCTCGCCTAAGAGATCGTATTGTGAATCAAGGATATCAGCCCTTGATTGAACAACGTGTGCTCACAGAAGCCGAAGCACGCATACCACATCTTGAAGACCTGGTGTTTGATGCAGGAACCAAGGGCGCACAACAGGCTCTACAGATCATATTGGCCGGCGCACAAGACACTGCTGGAACCACCACTGTGAAGTGGGATGGTAAGCCTGCTATTATCTGGGGTCGCAAGCCCACAGGCGAGTTCGTGCTAACTGACAAATCAGGTTTTGGTGCCAAGGGCTATGATGGCAAGGCCACTAGTCCTAAAATGTTGGCCGACATCATGAGTCGCCGCAGTGGTGATCGCAGCGAACTCATTGCCATGTATCAACAGTTATGGCCTGCATTGGAACAGGCCACGCCGAGAAGTCTGCGTGGATATCTACAGGGTGATCTACTGTACACACAAACACCGCCTGAAGTGTCTGGTGCATATGAATTTCAGCCCAACACAGTGAAGTATCGCATACCAGTGAACAGTGCTCTAGGTCAAAACATTGCCAACAGCGACATAGGTATCGCTGTTCATACTCAATATGCAGACGCCGACAGTGCACCTGAGGCCATTAAAGATCTACCAGCACGAAATGTGCAGGGTCTGTTGTTGATACCACCCACTGTGAAAGACATCAAGAGTGTGCAGCCCAGCACCAAGTTGATCAAAGAAATCAAGAGCATACTTCGTGCGCATGGCAACAATATTAATCAATTGTTCCGTCCGGATCTACTGCGTGCTGCACGTATCACAGATTTACCCGAGCTGTGCAAACGCTATATCAACTCAAGAATTTTCACAGATTTTGACAATCTAGTGAGAGACTTTGGACCATGGCTGGAACAGAATGTAACTCCCAGCAAGTACAAGAATATCATAGAATATCTACAGAGTCCCAAGGACAATCTAGATGGTTTGAATTCTGCATTTGCTGTGTTTTTGTTGCTGCATCAACTCAAAATGGATGTACTGCAACAGCTGGATCGTCAACAGCCCGGACAAGAGGGCTGGGTCATGGCCACAGACGCAGGGCGTGCCAAGTTAGTAAATCGCTTTGCTTTTAGTGCTGCTAACAGACTAAAAAACAATCCAGAATTGGCCTAAGCAGCCCAAAATTTTCAATCCAGACTAAATAAAAGTAGGACCACTGAGTCCATATATTAAGGAGATTTAAAATGGCAATTCTATTCCGTCCAAATGGTGACGCACAATCGGTTTTTGCACTTGACGTAGCAAACGGCCACCCAACTGGCAACATCGGTAGCACCGACGCACTGGTGCAAATGCAAGGTCCCAAGCTGGACTTCTTTGCAGTGGTAGTTGAAAACGGTTCAAACCAAGCAATCGACCTACGCAACGAGTGCGGTAACGTAACTGATCCTGGTGTGGTTCAAACCATTAACCAGACAATCCAGGAAAAAGCAACCATCGCTATCTATCAAGTTGAAGGTGCTGCAACTGGTCAGATCAGCTATGCTCTGTACCCAACTGGTGCATGGACCACTGCAACTCTAGACAGTGCTATCACTGCTCTGGGCAACGTTCAGATCACCAACAGCAGCGGTCAGGTTCGTGGCGTCAACGTAAGTGGCTCACAGACAACCAACGTTGGTTTCAAACTAGCACTTTCGTAATCTAAAACATTACGGCAACAACCCGGCAAAAATTGCCGGGTTTTTTCTTGGCTGTAAATACTAGATGCAACCAATTCAAGCCTGGACTGTGCCAATGTTTTTGTTTTCCTGGGACAAACACAGTGAGTACCAGACCCAATTAATTCAAATTTGTCATAGACATCGTGATCAAGCACGCACCAGTGGTGTGGCCAGCAGTGTAAAATCTGGCTTGTATGAAAGCGATTTTGATTTTCTCAAGGATCCAGATCCTGCTGTGGCTGCACTCATGGAATGGGCTCGTACCTGTGTGTTCCAGGCTGCTAAAACTGCCAACCAAGATCGCTGGCCACCTGGTACTAGAGTGGGCATTGACATACATGAATCTTGGTGTCACATCACACAACAGGGCGGATACCATGACATGCATATTCATCCTAACAGTTCGTGGAGTGCTATCTATTATGTTAGCATTGGTGAAAGTGATGTGGCTTCGCGCAGCGGACTGAATAGATTTTATTCGCCTTGGAACGTGTCCTACACTGATATTGGACTGCGCTATGCATCCGAAACATCCAGTATAGATATCCCTCCTGTGGATGGCAGTATGATTGTTTTTCCCAGTTGGTTACCACACGCAGCGACCACATACTCTGGCACGCAGCCCAGAGTGATAGTAGCATTTAACTGTAAAATGATTGACGGCGGAGTTAATGTCTAAGCCCACATATATTTTTGAAAGTCCCGACGGTGGAAAAACCATTTATCGTCGCACCACAGGCAACCCCCACAGGGAACTTTGGTATGAATCTGATGATGTTGTAAGAATGAAAGACGAACTTCGAGAAGATCAAGAGTGGCAACAGATACGCCAAGCAGCTCGCAAAGACCCTGAACTGGCTCGCATGCTTGATCAAGTTAAAATGTATTGGATGCTGAGACGGTGAAAATTCTTGTAAAAACTCTTTTTGATTGTACCACCACAGGCGTGGTTGGTAGGTACCGCGAAGAACGTGGTGCATTTCAGGATCAGTCAGGACGCTGGATTAAAACAGAACAGGACTGGGATCAAGCACGTAACCAACAAAGAAACTATGAAACTCTAATTCAAGTGCTGAGCCTACGCACACAGGTAGACAATCTTACACCCGCGGTGCAGGAACTTGATACCTGGAGTTTCACCGTGGAAACAGATCGCAATGGAGTGTTTGGGCAAGACCTAGGTTATCTGTTGGGCGACTGTGAAAACGTGCCCATGATCACCGGACTTAAGGAAAAAGCTGATCTACCCAATCAGCTGCGCTCTCAGGGTGCAGGCCCAAATATTTGGTTTCAAGAAATAGAATAAATATCACATTATGAGCGACACCTCCGATATTGAAAAAAAGAGCCTTGAGGCCCATGTTGAGCTGTGTGCTCAGAGATATAGATTTCTTGAAAGTCGTCTAGAAGATGTAGACGGCAAAATTTCAGATCTAGATACTCTGGTTCGCGAAGTGCATGACATGGTGCAAAAAATGGCCGAAAAACGCAACGACCAACTGTTGAAGTGGGGCGTGGGCTTGATCACTGTGCTTACTGGTACCATTGGCTTTTTGCTTTCGCGCATATTTTTGGTATGACACCAGATCAAAAACTCTTTGATTTTGCACAGCGAGAACTAGCACGCATTCAAAGTGATTTGATCCTGCGCAGTGAAAAAGGCTATCAAGCATTTGGAATATTTGACATCAAGCAGCAGCATGGTCTGTTTGAAGTCTACAAAAACAATGAATTCTGCGGTGAGTTTTCCAGCGCCAAAGTAGCACTGAGTTATTGCATAGCAGAACGATCACACAACTATAATCTCGGCATACGTTTGCAGCATCTTGATCGGCACTATGTGTCGGCTAGAAACAGCGTGGTCAGTCGCAAAAACATGGCCAATACTTGCCGCAACAATCACACACGAGAAATACTGTACAGCAAAATTCAGCACCGACGCCAGCAACAGCACGACCTTGAAAATCAACTTGAAGATTGTGTAAAAATGGCTAAATATTTGTATCTTAGAGGATTGAACAATGAAACTCAACGAATTGGATGCGCAGCGCCCACTAGAACAAGTCGCCAAAGTATTTGAAAACTATTCAGGCACTGCTGCTAAATTTGACACACTAAATCGAGCTCAGGCTCGTCACATGCTAGCTCGTGTGCGCACTGTGATCAACGAAACACGTCACAGTCCTGCTTTGCACAGCAGTGAGCGGGATCCTAACTATCTCAAGCTCATGATGATGGAACAGGGACTTGCTCTGCGTTTGCAAGAGCTTAACAACACAGTGGCTCTGCAAGAAAGCGAAGTGCAACAAGCACAGGTTGTGCTAGCTGCGCAGGATCTTGTTGACAGTGTACAGAGCATGCTGGAAGACGTCAGTGAAATGCAGTTCAAAGAACTGCCAGCTCTAGTAGACAGTATTCGCAATCAAGTGGGCACTGCTCAAGCTGATCAATTCAACGCTGATGCCACAGCAGCACTGCAAGGCATGCTACAGAACCTACAAGGCGGCAAACAACAGTTGGAAACAGCTCTAGCCGTGGTAACTGGTCAGGGTCCTGCAATGCCATCAATTCCAGGTGCTGACATGGGCGCAGGCACTGGCCCTGCTGGAGATCTTGGTGCTGAGCCAGCTGCTGACAATGTGATTGGTGTTGACGGTGAAGTTGACATTGACGTTGACGACGATGACACTGGTCCTGAACAAACATTGGGTCGTGCGAGACGCTGATGCTGATTCAAGAAGTTGAGGGCATGGACAATGGTAAACTGGCAGCTTTGGCCAGTTTCTTGATGAACCGAGCCAAGGACTCAAACGTAGAAAAAGTCTTTCCTCTTGACAGTTTTGTAAAGTTAGCAAATCAAATGGGAGTGGCAGTTGACCGGGATTCGGTTAGAGATCTTAGTCAACGTCCTCCCTTGAATAATCTAATTACCAATGTAACAGACAAAGAAGTTGTATTCAAGGGAGCCGAGCAACCAGATGCAGGTGTTCCTCCCATGGGCGTAGATCAAGCACAGGCCACTGTTGATCGCATGGCCAAGCGTGCAGCAAAAAAATCCTTGTAGTCTTGACCTAGCCCGTTTTTTCAGGTATAATACGGTTATGGCTTATTCTCAACAGGTAGTTGATCATTACGAAAATCCAAGAAACGTAGGCAAACTAGACAAAAATGATCCCTCGGTGGGCACAGGTCTAGTTGGTGCTCCTGCCTGCGGTGATGTACTACAACTGCAAATCAAGGTTGAAAATGACGTTATCACTGATGCCAAATTCAAAACCTATGGCTGCGGGTCGGCGATTGCGAGCTCGTCGCTGGTCACGGAATGGCTGCGTGGCAAGACTCTTGAGCAAGCAGGGGAAATTAAGAATACGGAAATTGCGCAGGAACTCGCGTTACCTCCTGTTAAAATACACTGTAGTATTCTAGCCGAGGACGCTATAAAGGCAGCTCTAGCTGATTATGCTAAGAAACAGAACGAATCTCAGCCAGTCGCAGACTCGACAGGATTCTAATCCACATCCAGCCTACGTCAAACTCCCACCATTTTAAAGATAGCCTTGGGTCACCAGGCGATAGATGATGATTATTGTGCAGCTCTTCACCGCCAATCCAAAGGCCAATAGGAAAAATATTTCTGGATCTATCTTTAGTTTCGCCATTTCTGTACCCCCACCAGTGTCCTAAGCCATTTACCACACCTGCTGCCCAAAACGGAATCCAGATCATTTGTGCAGCCCAGATCAAAATCCCCCAATAGCCAAAACACAGCAGATTCAATAGCAACAGCAACATTATGCCCATGCGGCTGTGTGGACTGTAGATTCGGCGTTCGATCCAATCATCAGGTGTGCCAACTCCATACTGAGCAACCATTTTTTGATCTTTACTGGCTGTGTTGTACAACCAAGCGCCTTTGAACAGCACCTTCCAGATACCAAAAACATGCGGACTATGCGGATCTCCGGGCTGCTCACAGCGTTGATGGTGTAATCTATGCACAGCTACCCATTGCTTGGTGACCATGCCAGTTGTTAGCCAAAGCCAAAATCTCATGAAGTGACTAAGAACTGGGTGAAAAGTCACGGCTCGATGTGCTTGGCTACGATGCAGATACAGCGTAACCGATAATATAGTGATGTGTGTCATCACCAAAAGTGAAATGATTTCTAGCATTGGGGATATTTAGCTTGCATAATCTTGCGAAAACAGTTAGCATAAGTAGTTGTGTCAACCCTTATTTCTAAAGACTCTACCTATGATACTAGACATGGTTGTTTGGGGCTTTTTTTCGGCCTGGGGCTGGATTGGAGCCAACTATATTAAAGACCAAGTATGGCCAGAAAAACCGCCAGTGGTTGTCCAAGAGCCTGAGCGAAAGGACAAACAGTAACGGTCATGCCCAGCTGTATTGCGTTGTTCTCACACCAACCACGATGTTCAGTGCAAAGCATAAATGGGGTAATGCGTGCTTTAGGCACTGCGTATCGTTTCAAGATATTCACTCGTCATAACCTAGAAGCAGATTTTTTTGATGATGTGGATATTGTGTGCTTTCCAGGCGGTATTGGAGACAGCGACAGCTGGGATTGGTTAATGCGAGAGCATCGCACCAGAGTGCGCAATTTTGTGCGCAGGGGCGGCGCCTATCTTGGCATCTGCATGGGGGCTTATTGGGCGGATCAAGATTATTTTGACATCCTTGACGGTGTAAGAGTGCAGCAGTACATACGCCGGCCACATGCGTGTACCAGAAGACCACATGCCAAACACATGCCTATCACATGGCTTGGCAAGCCGGATCATATGTATTTTTATGATGGATGCAGCTATGCAGTGTCAGGGTCAGTTGATGTGATAGCAAGATACAGCAATCATGATCCCATGGCAATCATGCAAGGTCGTATTGGTTTGATAGGTTGTCACCCTGAAGCCGAACACCATTGGTATCAGGATTATTCGTGGATGCGTAGGCGTTGGAATGGCACTAGACATCATTTGCTACGTGATTTTGTTGATGAACTTAGGACTAGATGATGATACAACTAACTGAAATAGCTGCTCGCAAGGTGCAGCAACAACTTGAACGCAGAGGTCGAGGTGTTGGAATTTCTATTGGAGTACGTACCACAGGTTGTTCTGGACTGGCTTACAAACTAGAATATGTTGATCAGGCTCCTGTGACCCGAGACTGGATGGGATATACCAGTCATGGTATTAAAATTTTTGTTAACGGCAAAGACCTGCCCTATGTTGACGGACTCACAATGGATTGGCGTCGGCAAGGACTAAACGAAGGCTTTGATTTTATTAATCCCCAAGAAAAAGACCGCTGCGGCTGCGGAGAAAGTTTTAGAGTTTGAAGCAAAAATACATTGACCTATACATGGACTGGGCACACCGTGCCGCGCAGCTCAGTCCAGCTCAGAGATTACATGTGGGAGCTGTGATTGTCAAAGATGACACTGTGATCAGCTATGGCTACAACGGCATGCCAGCTGGGTGGAGCAATGTGTGTGAAGATGTAAACGAGGATGGTAGTTTGTACACCAAGCCTGAAGTTCTTCATGCAGAATCAAATGCCATTGCCAAACTGGCTCGAGGTGCCAACAGCGGACTTGGTGCTAGTTTGTTTGTTACACACAGTCCTTGTTTGGAATGTGCAAAACTGATATATCAAAGCGGAATTCAGCATGTGTACTATCGTGAAAACTATCGCGATAATTCAGGTGTGGAATTTTTACAAAAATCCCAAATCACAGTTACTCAATGCTAATTGAAAAATACAAATACGAGCCGTTGTCACGTACCCTGCTCAACGGACAGCGTGTTTACAATACCCCTGATGGCAACAAGCTGCCCAGCGTGACCACGGTGTTGGATCGCACCAAGCCCAAAGAAGCACGAGAGGCCCTACAACAGTGGAAAAATCGTGTGGGCGAACAAAAAGCACAACAGATAACCACTGAAGCTGCTAGCCGTGGCACTCGTATGCATTCCTATCTTGAAAACTATATCAAGACAGACATGGTCACAGAGCTACCGGCTAATCCCTTTAGCTGGGCCAGTCATGCCATGGCCAAGGTGATTATTGAACAAGGACTCAACAGCAAGGTCACAGAATTCTATGGTGTTGAAATTCCCCTGTACTTTCCACGTTTGTATGCAGGAACTTCAGATGGCGTGGGCATGCACTCGGGCGAGCTGAGTATTTTAGACTACAAGCAAACCAATAAACCCAAAAAGCGTGAGTGGATTGGGGACTACTTCCTGCAACTGGCTGCGTATGCTCAAGCGCACAATGAAGTACACGGGACTGACATACGCAAAGGCGTGATCTTGATGTGTGTGAAACCCGAGCAAGATGCTAATCTAGCCATAATCAAACCGCCACAGTATCAGGAGTTTGTGCTAGAGGGCGACGAATTTGATCACTACACCAATGAATGGTGGAAACGTCTAGAGCTCTACTACTTGACCAGCTAAATACAGTCATAACGGGTATAAAAACATGGCTATTGTACAGATTTCAAGAATAACTCAGCGCAAGGGACTAGCGATTGATTTGCCGCAGCTTTCTGGCGGAGAATTGGGCTACGCTGTAGACGAGCGCAGACTGTTTATCGGTAACGGCACACTAGAAGAAGGTGCGCCGGTTATTGGCAACACTGAAATTCTCACTGAATTTTCAAACATCTTTGGTCTGCAGGGCACTTATACCTATCGCGGTGAAGCTGGTGGATATGTTGTACAGACCGGTCCCAGCGCAGGTGCGCCAGTAACTCAGAGTCTGCAGGATCGTTTGGATAGTTTTGCCATTATCACTGACTTTGGTGCAGTGGGAGATGGTATCACTGATGACACAGTGGCCATCCAACGTGCTATGTTTCAGCTGTATTGTAGAAGCACTGCTCCAAACGCACGCAGGGGATTGTTTTTCCCAGCTGGCGTTTATCTTGTAAGTGAAACCATTGTGATCCCTCCCTATGCTTATCTCTATGGGGAGGGTCCGCAGAGCAGTATTATCAAAATGGATCTGCAGAGTGATGTGAGTAGTCTTAACGCCTATGTGGTTCGTACCGGCGACAGTCTGTTGCAGACCGGTGCGCAGATTGGCAACAACGGCGCTGTTAGACCTCAACAGATCACGGTTGCCAACATGGGCTTTGAAAGCATGCAGGCCATTGATATCTGTTTGGTTGACTGCGCAGAGAGTGTGGCGTTTACTAACTGTGCTTTTGTTGGTCCTATCACACGTACTATGTTGTCAACAGGCCTGCAAAACAATATCTCTGCTTTTACTTTCAACTCAGCAGGCAGTTTTATAACCAACGATGTCACTGCTCATGGCTGTTCTTTTAGTCAGGTTACCTATGGTGTAAGGTGCACAGACGCTGTTGAGGCCGCTGCCATAGACAGTTGCAACTTCAATACCTTGTATGAAGGTGTGTATCTTGACACGTTGAATCCTGCCGCAGGCGGCCCACGCGGTTTTAAAATTACCAATAGTACTTTTGACAGTGTGTTCCGTAGAGGTATTTTTATATCCGATGATGTGAGCATGTGTGGCTCTGTTCACAATTCATTCTTTGACGTGGCCACAGGATTCACAGGCACGCCCACAGACCCAGTGATCAGTTTCAATGCCTTGACCAACTGTAGTGTGGGTGATCTGTTTGAAAGAACCGACGCTGCTGTTGAAGGATCTGGTTTTCCACGCATTCAAAACAACAACCTAGGCATCATCAGCATTGACAATGGCCAGGTATTGAGTCTGGGCAATTATCAACTAGAAGCCGCGGTGGTCACACCAATTCTAGACAATCAAACCAACACCACACTGTTTACCACAGACAGCGGTGGTAGTGGCACGTCAATTACTGGCCAGTTTCGTGCGTTCACAGTGAACTACACATTCACAAGAGGCAGTGCCTATCGCACAGGCAGTTTGACAGTGGTCAGTGATCCTTCAATCACTTACTCTGAAGACTATACCGAAAACAGTAGCACCGGACTTACATTGAGTGCTGTTCAATCTGGTGACACCTTAACTGTTAGATATTCTACTACCAGCACAGGTTCTGGTGGCAGTCTGACCTATAACATTGAACACTTGGCTTGAAACTGGCAGAAAATTTTGAAACACGTCTGCGGTCTTGGGTTAAGTTACGTGACAGTCTGGCTGAACTAGATACCCAAGTTGTTTGCACCGCAGTCAATCGCTGGTGGTTCCAGCGTCCTTGGCGTCCCTATAGACTACACTGGGACGACCGTCCTACTTGGCCCGATCCCTGGGCACTGCTTGAAGAAACGGCCTTTTGTGATCTTGCACGTGGACTAGGTATCATGTATACTATAACCATGTTAGATCGTGATGACCTACAAGACTGCGTACTTTATGAAGATCAAACACACAATTTAGTCCTGGTCAGGGCAGGAAAATATATACTGAATTATTCTTCTGATGACATCTTAAATACCTGCCTCGAAACAGATAAGAGTAAAATACGCCGTGCAGTAACGCAGGCGGAACTTAAAAGACAAATAAATTAAAAACATGGCAATAATCACAGTAGTTAAACGCGATGGTAGTCGTGTGCCACTGGCATTGGAAAAATGGCAAGCACAAATTGCCAAGGTATGTCAGGGCATAGCAGATGTTAGCCAGAGCATGATTGAAATCAAAGCACAGTTGCACTTTTACGATGGCATCACCACAGAGGAGATCGACGCTGTAACACTGCGTGCCTGTGTTGATCTCATTGACATTGATGCCAATCCTGATGTGGGTCACCCCAATTATCAATACGTGGCTGGCAAACAGCGTCTGAGTATGTTGCGCAAAGATGTCTACGGTAGCTATCAACCACCCAGACTGTTTGAAATCGTCAAACGCAACGTATCAGTGGGCCTTTACACTCCTGAGCTCTTAGAGTGGTACAGTGAAGCAGACTGGGACCGCATGCAGGAGTTTATTGATCACAGTAAAGACGAACAGTATACCTATGCTGCTATTGAGCAACTGATTGAAAAATATCTTGTGAGAAATCGCAGCACCAAGGAAATATATGAAACTCCACAGGTTAGATACATGGTGGCAGCGGCTACGGTCTTCCATAAAGAAGAACCAAATACAGCACGCATGCGATACATTAAAGAATATTATACAGCGGCCAGCGACGGCTTATTTACTCTTGCCACTCCTGTACTTGCTGGCCTTGGGACTCCAACTAAACAGTTTAGTTCTTGCGTTCTTATTCGTAGTGACGATGATCTTGATAGTATATTTGCTTCAGGAGAAATGATGGCCAAATATGCCAGTAAACGTGCTGGCATTGGGTTGGAGATTGGTCGCCTACGTCCATTGGGATCGCCTATACGTGGTGGTGAAATCATGCACACCGGTATGATACCGTTCCTAAAGAAATGGTTTGGTGATCTGCGTAGTTGCAGCCAAGGAGGTATCCGTAATGCTAGTGCTACTGTTTTCTATCCAATTTGGCATCATCAGTTTGATGATCTTATTGTGCTTAAAAATAATCAAGGCACGGAAGAAACACGAGTACGACACATGGACTATGGCGTGGTGCTCAGTGCTTTCTTCTGGCGTAGGTTTAAAAATCGAGAATCCATTACTTTCTTTGATCCCAATGAAGTACCAGACCTATATGAAGCTTTCTACCAAGATACAAAACGGTTTGAAGATTTATACTGCCGATACGAGAAAGATCCTAAGCTGCGCAAGAAAGTTATCGCAGCAGAAGAGGTTTTTAAATCTGGCATTCTGAAAGAACGCACAGACACCGGCCGCATCTATCTTGTGTTCATTGACAATGTCATGAACCAAGGACCGTTTGATCCTGAGTATCACACCATTTATCAGAGCAATCTTTGCTGCGAGATTCTACTGCCCACCAAGCCCTTCAAACGTTTGGATGACAGCAACGGTCGTATTGCACTCTGCACACTGGGATCAATTAATTGGGGTGCATTCCGCCACCCAGAAGACATGCGTCGTGCTTGCCGTATACTTCAGCGTAGCCTCTGCAACATACTAGATTATCAAGATTTTCTTTCAATTCAAAGTCGGCTGAGCAATGAAGAGATACAGCCCTTGGGCATAGGTGTAACCAATCTAGCCTATTGGCATGCCAAACGTGGCCTACAGTATGGTGAAAACGATGCCTTGGCCGAAGTCAAGAGCTGGATGGAACATCAGGCATTTTATCTTACCGAGGCCACAGTTGAGCTGGCCAAAGAACGAGGACCATGTCGAGACAGTGCTCGCACACGCTATGGACAGGGACAGTTTCCGTGGGAACTTCGTGCTGAGGGATCTAATGAACTCACAGACTTTACACCAGAGCTTGACTGGGAGCCACTGCGTCAAGAAATGAAACAGCATGGTGTTCGCAACGCCACGCTAATGGCCATTGCACCAGTGGAATCAAGTTCGGTGGTGATTAATTCCACCAATGGTATTGAAATGCCAATGAGTCTAATCACAGTGAAAGAAAGCAAAGCCGGATCATTTACACAAGTTGTTCCAGAGTATCACAAGCTCAAGAACCGGTATCAATTGATGTGGAATCAACCTGACTGTGTGGGATATCTCAAAACAGCGGCTGTGTTGCAGGCCTACGTGGATCAGAGTATCAGTACCAATACGTTTTATAATCCAGCACACTTTGCCAATCGCAAAGTACCTACCACGCTTATCGCTCGGAATCTCATGCTTGCCCATCATTGGGGGATCAAGACCTTTTACTATAGCTTGATCAACAAACAAGGTGCCAAGAGTCAAGACCTCGAGGAACTACCACTGCCAGCACTAGCTATTGAAACACAAATGCTAGAAGACGACTGCGAAGCCTGTAAATTGTAATCAAGGACAATCATGACACGGGAACAGAAAATTCGCGCACTTCAAAAACAGTGGACAGAGGATCCACGATGGACTGGCATTAAGAGAAACTATACTGCTGAACAGGTAGTTGATCTGCAGGGCAGTGACCCAGTAACACACAGCCTAGCACAACGCGGCGCAGAAAAGCTATGGCAACGCTTGCACGACCAGGCCTATATCAACGCACTGGGAGCCTTGACTGGCATGCAGGCCTTACAACAGGTCAAGGCTGGTTTACAGGCAATTTATCTGTCGGGTTGGCAAGTAGCAGCAGATGCTAATCTAGCAGGTGCCATGTATCCAGATCAAAGTCTTTATCCTGCGGACAGTGTACCAGCAGTGGTCAAACGAATCAACAATGTTTTTACTAGAGCTGATCAAATACAATGGATGGAAAAGAGTGGTGACACTGATTTCTTTGCTCCTATTGTAGCAGATGCCGAAGCCGGTTTTGGCGGAGTGCTCAATGCCTTTGAACTCATGAAAGGCATGATTGAAGCAGGTGCAGCTGGTGTGCATTTTGAAGATCAGTTGGCATCGGCCAAGAAGTGCGGACACATGGGAGGAAAAGTTCTTGTACCCACTAGAGAAGCCATCAACAAATTACAGGCAGCACGTCTGGCAGCTGATGTCATGGGCGTCCCTACTGTCCTGCTGGCTCGCACTGATGCCGAAGCAGGTAATCTTCTTACCAGCGATATTGATCCCAACGATCAGCCTTTTGTTACTGGTGAACGTACTGCGGAAGGGTTTTATTACACCCGCAACGGTTTTGATCAAGCACTGTCAAGAGGATTGGCCTATGCACCATATGCAGACCTAATCTGGTGCGAGACAGGCACACCTGATCTTGACTTTGCAAGACGATTTGCTGAAGGAATTCATCAAAAGTTTCCCAACAAAATGTTGGCATACAACTGTTCGCCAAGTTTTAATTGGAAGAGGAACCTAGACGATGCAACTATACAAAAATTTCAACGAGAGCTTGGAGCCATGGGTTACCGCTTCCAATTTATCACCCTTGCTGGCTTTCATGCCCTCAATTATGGTATGTTTGATCTGGCTCATGGGTATAAGCGGCATGGTATGCCTGCTTTTGTGGATCTTCAAGAAAGAGAATTCGCAGCCTCCACTAGAGGATTTGAAGCGGTCAAGCATCAAAGAGAAGTGGGAACCGGATACTTTGATCGAGTCACTACAACCATTGAAGCAGACGCAGCCACCCAAGCACTAAAGGGTTCTACCGAAGAGGAACAATTTCACTAATGAGTCGACAACAATATAATCTTGCAGCACGTACAGACTATCTTACCAGAAAGATGTTTTTGGATCCAGCTGGGCCTGTGACCATTCAACGTTTTGAAGAAGTCAAATACAACAAACTGGTCAAATTTGAACAGGAAGCACGAGGTTTCTTCTGGGTACCAGAGGAAGTTAATCTCAGCAAAGACGCACAGGACTTCAAGGAATCTTCTGATACTGTGCGACACATCTTTACCAGTAATCTGTTGCGGCAAACTGCACTGGATAGTCTACAAGGACGAGGCCCTAGTCAGATTTTTACGCCTGTGATTGGTATACCAGAACTTGAAAGTCTGGTCTACAACTGGACCTTCTTTGAAACAAATATTCATAGTCGCAGCTACAGTCACATCATACGCAATATCTACAACGTGCCCAAGGAAGTGTTCAACACCATTCATGATACTAAGGAAATTGTGGACATGGCTTCGAGTGTAGGCAAGTATTATGATGAATTGCATAGACTTAACTGTCAAAAAGAGTTAAATGAGAATGTCACTGAAGCAGAGCACATTGATGCTATTTGGATGGCACTAAATGCCAGCTATGCTCTGGAAGCGTTCCGCTTCATGGTTTCATTCGCCACAAGTTTGGCCATGGTAGAGAACAAGATCTTTATTGGCAACGGCAACATTATCAGCCTTATTCTACAAGACGAAATTTTACACAGAGATTGGACAGCCTGGATGATCAATCAAGTTGTGAAAGAAGATCCAAGATTCGCTCGCGCCAAAGAGGAAAAGGCCAATGAAGTCTATGGTCTGTATGCAGATGTTATTCGCGAAGAAAAAGAGTGGGCAGACTATTTGTTCCAAAAAGGTCCTGTGATTGGCCTCAATGCCACAATTCTAAAGGACTTTGTTGATTGGACCGCGGTCAATGCTCTCAAAGAAATTGGTATCAAGTACCAACACTCTGCCCCACGAAGCACACCGATTCCCTGGTTCAACAAGCATGTTGATACTCACAAGAAACAAACTGCACTCCAGGAGAATGAATCAACTAATTATGTTATCGGCGTTATGAGCGACGATATCAGTTACGACGAGTTGCCACAACTCTAATTTACAATAACAGGAATAGGAAATGAAAGCCATAGTATGGAGCAAAGACAATTGTGCTTTTTGCGATCAAGCCAAGGCGTTGTTAGAACAACGTGGAATAGAATTTGAAGAAAGACGCATTGGTCACGGCTGGAGTCGTGAACAACTGTTGGAGAGTGTGCCTGCTGCACGCACAGTCCCGCAGATTTTTTTAGATGAAGAACACATCGGTGGATTCACCGAACTCAGACAAAGGCTATCAAATGCAAATAGAAATCAATGAAATTTACTGTATCAAACTCAGCAACGGTGACGAACTAGTAGCCAAGGTAGTTGCTCAGAACGACAACAGTATTGAAGTTCATCATCCACTCACAGTTATACCCATGCAGCAAGGGCTACAGCTCATGCCCAGTCTTTTCACAGCAAATCCACAGAATTCTATCACAATAAATACTAGCAACATAAGCATATTAGCTTCGGTGTTAGATGAAGTTAGAGATCGCTATGTTGAAGTCACAACTGGTATAGCCCCAGTACGCAACAAAATCCTAATGGGATAATGCACAAGTTTGTTGTTATGCGTAATGGTAAGCTTGAAACTTATCATGAATATGATCTAATACCGCGTGACTTTGACCATGTGATAGAGTTTCGTCCTGAGATACCTCCTGGACCACACACTGACGCACAGCACGAAGAAATAGACAGCTGGAATGATAGGCTGCAAGAACTCATGAGGATAGAACATGCCCGCAGTAGCCAGAAAGGGTGACGCAGATGTACCGCACTGCTCAGGTCACAATGTGCAAGGCGCATCTGGCGATGTTTTTGCCAATGGCAAAGGTGTAGCTCGTCGCGGAGATAGAAACACTCCGCATGTGAAACCCGGGGGCAAGAGCTGTCCTTTTTGTCAGCAACCAATCTCTGGTGGTAGCGGCAGTGTGTTTGTAAATGGCAGGCCCATTGCAAGAGTAGGAGACAAGTACAGTAGTTGTACGTCTATTGCTCAAGGTAGCCCCAACGTGTTTGCCGCTTAACCATGACCACGCCATTACAACTCATAGCTCTAGCTGGTATCAATCAAAACACAGCACTCACTGTGAGTCCTGCATTGACCAATTCGCTGAGCAGTTGGAATTCGCAGGCCTGGGTTAGCAGTTGGAAACAGGCTGTGATATTGGGAGCCAATATTGCCAATGCCAATTCAAATGTCACTGTTCTAAGCAACACCACTATTAACACCATGACCACGATTGGTAGTGTTACCTGTCCTGCTCTTGGTGAATCCTTTCCAGCAAACATAACCGGCATCACAGGTAATTTAAGAGTTGCGCCCGGCGTTACTGGCTTAGTGGCTACTCAGGCCAGTCTTGTGATCAATCAAACTGATCTCAGTAAGTTCTGTCAAGCGTTTAGTAGTGCCACTGGTTATGTGGCAGGTACCAATCAAACCATCAACGTTTCCAAAAACAGTGCTACATTCCTTGGCCCCACTTTTAGTGGCATGGACAGTTTGACCACAGGTGATATCAGCAAAGTCAATCAGGCCTTGCCTGCTTTTGCGCGAGATCTACAACGCCTGGGTCGTGTGATTGATCTGGCAGCATTAGGCGAACTTGGTACTCCTGCACAATTGTTAAAGAATCTTTTTGCGCAGGGAGTGTTACCACAGGTATCCACAGCTCTTGTCAATGAAGGCATACCCAGTTCAGTGGTAAGTTCTTTGACTGACAATGAATATGAAATGGCAGATAGTTTGCAGCGTTTGGCCTATCAAGCCATGAGCAAAATCACAGGAGCAGATCTTGAGTTGGTGTTGCAGGTGTTGGGCTGTACCACGCCCAACATCTTGACCATGGCTGATCTTTTGAATCCAGTCAAGATCTTTCCAAACAGTTTTAGAACCATGACTACCACTACCAAACAAGGAGTGCGTGGAATCTATCTAGATAGTCAAGGCACTGTGAACAGCAATTTGATACAACAATTACCTGACTACTATATCAAGGAAGTGCCCACAGTATGATCAGTTATGACCGTTTGAAAACTATCATACCACCAGACATTGCCTTGGCTAACAAAGCCATGCAGGCTAGTTTAGAACAGGTTAAAAATATTGCGCAAACTCCAATGCCACAGTTTGCAAACACAGTGGCAGCATTGGAAACAAACGCAGGACTGAACCTAATCAATTCATTGACCGAGGCAGTGCCGCCTGCTGTAAGAACATATATCTCTGCTAATATTGCCACAGGTACAGGACCTGATGGCACATTAACTCTAGGCGATGTATTGGGCTGCGCAAGTGGATACAATATTACGCAGCCCTTGATTAATGTACAGTCCAATGTGGCCAACATCAATGTGGCCACGCTCACAGTTGCGTATACCAGAATGGTCAACGTGCTGAATGGTACCTATGGTAACTCCGGTAATATTTCTATACCCACTGGACCAGGCCAAGGCAACTATGCCAATGCAAACCTGGCCATCGTGAGTCTGTGTTCATCCGCGAATAGTATTATTTCAGGGTTGGTTTCTTCTAGTCCCAATGCCATTGCTAATATCAATTCCAATTGGTTGTTGATTTGTAACACAGTGAAAAATCAAGTTACTAATCTTTCAAAGTCACAAATTGACTATGCCAATCTAACTGGTAATCAATTCCAAAGCGTACAGGCCTTTGCTGATAGTTTGCACGACTATGGAGTACAGACCGAAGCAGGTGGTCCAGCTGAATATATCAATGCCATTGCCAACACTGCTAATCAAGGAGGTCAGGCTGTGGTTGGAGCTCTAAGAGAAGGTCGCAACCTAGCATCTCTTGGCAATGGTGGATTGGTTGCAGACGCACAGATTCCTGCTACACCTGCAACTCCGCCCGCCCCAGGTAATCTGGGACCAACCAACTACACAGAATCACAGGCCGCTGCTAATATTGTTGTTGGTTAGTTAACACTTACCAGCGGTTGACCAATAATCATTATTGTGTTACACTATACATCTATCGCTCTTATTAGGAGTTACCATGGGTCTTACTCTTTCAAATAGTAAATACACAGTAGACATAGAAAGCGAACATTTTCAAGGCATCGCAGTGGCAGAAGAATGGATCAGAGACCTAGAAAGTTCCGATAGCCGCTTGCACAAAGAAAGAGTTATCGAAAAGGCTCTCATGGCCTCAAAGCTTGGTAGCTATAATGCGCAGTGTTTTTTATTCAATTGCTATCTTGCATACAATCCATATTATACATATCACGTAAAAAAGGTTCCTGAAAGCCAGGCGTTGTCTGACAGACCAAACGATTGGACAAAGTTCTGGGCACTTTGCGAAGCTCTACGCACAAGATCGGTCACAGGCTTTGCTGCCAAACACGCCATTGACAAAGTCATGCAAGACTTTGACAGTGAAGAATGGAACATGGTATGTCGCAGAGTATTGATCAAAGACCTGCGCTGTGGTATCAGCGAAAAAACACTCAACAAGGTACTTGGCAAAACTGAATGGCGTATACCGGTGTTTACTTGTCAGTTGGCACAGGACAGCGAGGGCAGTCCTCACAAGCTGAAAGGTCGCAAGCGTCTTGAATGCAAACTTGACGGTGTACGAGTTCTAGCGTCAGTAAACATGAATGGTTCAGTTGTGTTGTACAGTCGCAATGGCAAGGTGTTTAACAATTTTGTTGACATAGAAAATGCTATCATAGAAAAATTTGATAGCATTCGCGAAATAATCGGCAAATACAACATGGTATTAGACGGCGAGATTGTGGGCGAAAGTTTTCAAAGTCTAATGAAACAGGCACACAGAAAAAGTGATGCCAATACCACAGGCATGACCTATCATATATTTGATTTTATACCCTTGGATAGATTTGAGCATGGTGTATGGAATGTGCCACTTTATGAACGTATCCAAAAGTTGGACAAATTAACAGATCAGTTTCAAGACACAGACTGTTTGCGTATTATGCCTGGACTAGAAGTTGACCTTGACAGCAGTGAAGGTCATGACATCATGCGTAGATTTGCAGAACATGCTGTACAAACAGGCTTCGAGGGCATCATGATCAAAGACGCCGAAGCCCATTACAAGTGTAATCGTAATTCAGGTTGGATGAAATGGAAACCCACAATCACATTGGATCTAAACATTGTGGGCTTTGAAGAAGGCACAGGTCGCAATCAAGGCAGACTGGGTGCTATTATTTGTGAAGGAGTAGACAATGAACGTAGAATTTCCGTTAGTGTTGGCAGTGGTTTTACTGATAGTGATAGGGATAGTTTTTACGCCCGTAGAATGGACCTGCTTGGTCATGTGGTTGAAATCGAAGCTGATGCAGTTACGCAAAACCAAGACGGATCATACAGTCTAAGGTTTCCACGCTTTGTGAGATTCCGAGGATTTGAACCTGGAGAAAAGTTGTAGTATGCAACACTATTTTGTTGTGATGTGGAACCGCGATGGGCTACAGTATGTGGCTGATCAAACCCGCTTGGAAGGCAATCGAATATGGGATCGTATTCGTGGATCCGAATCTGACTGGTTGCCAAATATCAATAATCTTAGACTAGTGGCTCAGTCTCGCCGGGAACTGCATTATGAAATCTGGCAGTTTCTGGCCGACGAAGGTATCACTGAAGAACACATCAGTGAAATGTTTGCAAGCAATCCTCAAGCGTCGGCAAACACCATACGAGGTCTTGGTCAATGTGTTTACAGTGATCGAATTACCACACCTGCACAAATTACCTAAACCTTAGATTTTTTTCTGCGCACACTGTATAATACATGTGCAGTGAATGGGTATATAGGAGGCGCAACAAGGATCTGCCCGGGTTCAGGATCCATGGCTACGTGGCTGTTGATAGGTCCTCCGAGGTGCGGCACCGGCCTGAACAAGATTAGACCGCTAGAGTCTTGTTTAAAACCTACATGATCAAACGGAACTTTGCTCTCTGTAGGGAGTTGGCCATTAAAGGACGGTCGCGGTGAAAGCTCTATTGAGTATTGAAACTGAAGCCACTGATTTGTGAAAATTATGTCTAAGTCACTCGATCCGCTTAAAAAAACGGCCCAGGAACTGCACAGATTTTACTTTATGATATCTACTCCCGAACAGTGGTACGGTATCATGAAAGATTGTAGGCGTGAATTTGGGCGCAATTGGGCCTGTCAAAGCAAAGTGCTGCGCAAACTTAAAACACCCAAATGGGGATATTATCGAACCAGCAAAGTACCATTTCCAGTTTGGTTTGATATTCCCAATCAGGCTTTTGCAACATGGATAGCAGTAAAGTTTAGCATAGAAGTACGTAGTGATGTTAATGCCAAACCAACTATAAATAATTAGGCCATGTTTTTGAGTTATGTAATGTTGATAGTGGCACTGTGCCTCAGCGCAGTAGCCGCTTTTTATTCTATAGTAGGTCTTACTGCGATCTTTGCAGCCGCGGTAATACCTATTATCGTCATGGGTTCAATACTAGAGATTGCCAAGGTCACTGTGACCATTTGGTTACATGAATATTGGACTCAATGCCGCTTGGCCATGAAAGCCTATCTGGTGCCTGCTGTGTGTTTGTTGATGGTTATCACCTCTATGGGCATCTTTGGTTTTTTAAGCAAAGCTCACAGCGATCAAAGCTTGGTCAGTGGGGACAGCCAGGCCAAGATATCAATCTATGATGAAAAGATTCGTACAGCGCGAGACAACATCGAAACCAATCGGCGTGCTCTAAAACAAATGGACGAAGCAGTGGACCAGCTCATGGGACGCAGTGATGATGAGCGCGGCGCAGAAAGAGCAGTACAGATTAGACGTAGTCAACAAAAGGAACGCACAAGACTTTTATCTGAAATTGCCGCTGAACAAAAGACCATTGCTCAACTCAATGAAGAAGCAGCACCACTGCGAGCTGAAAACAGAAAAATAGAAGCCGAAGTTGGTCCCATCAAATACATTGCTGCCTTGATCTATGGAGACAATCCAGATCAAAACATTCTAGAACGTGCGGTACGTTGGGTAATCATTATCATAGTGGCTGTGTTTGATCCCTTGGCTATCATGATGCTGTTGGCAGCAACTGAAAGCATGAAGTGGGAACGTCAAGCGCGAGCCAATGCTGTGATGGTTGTGCCAGTTGAAACCCCACCACCATCTCCCACCCCTGAGGAAATCAAAGAACCTGATCCTGAACCAGAGCCAGAGCCATGGCCGTTTCCCATGGAGAGACCTGTTGAAGGTGATGCCAAGTTGGCTCTTGATGAAGCAGCACGAGCAGAGCAAGCCAATCAAATTCTAAGTGAACTAGATCCCCCAGAACCAGTGATAGAAGTTGTACAGGCTGAACCTGAACCTGTGTTGGAAATCAAAGAAGAACAACTGGTCAAAGATACAGAGGAAATTATTTCTGAAACTCCTGTGGCCTCATGGCAACAGCCAGTGGTAGAAGACCTTGAAAAAGCAGCCATGCGCGAATGGAAGTCAACTCATCCTGAAAGCACTATCAAGGAGCAACGTCGTTTGGTTGAAATTGGTGCTATACCAGAAGTGCCTTGGGCGTCAATGATTGCACTTGCAGCTGACAATGAACCTTTGTCGGGCAATGTGTCAGGCTTTGGTATTGCTTTCCCAGAGAATGCCAGCAAAGGTGACGTTTACCTTAGAGTTGACATGCTGCCCACGGTGTTGTACAAATACAATGGTA